GGATGTTAAAGCACCGGTTCTCATCTGTGACTGACAATTGGTAACATTCACGCGATTTTTAGACGTGGCTCCCGAGTTTTCTAACAATAATTAAGCATTTCAAGCTTTTAGTTGATTTTCTCGAGACCGTGAACTAGTCGTTAGATGGTGGCAATGTGGAATTGTGCCACTATTTTGCATCTGTGGCCAAGGCTTTGTTCATGTCTAAGTGCCACTGTCTGCAGTCGTGAGAGAGTGTGAGCTTGATCACACTTTATTGGCGGGGCGAAGTTTTTTCTACTAAATGGCTAAATATTTTCAAACGGGTTCGTAGCCGGACGTTTATTAACATGGCTTGAGTGTGTCTTTTGATAAGACATATTCTCCGTCACCTGATCAGGCAATGGGTGTCGCGTTATACCGATTGTTTAACTTCAGATACTCAATTCCTGAATGCGGTTGACCGGTCGCTCATCAAGAGCGCTCTGACGGAGGATTAATGGATTTCTGGACCTTTATCCAGGTGTTGATTTTAGGCGCAGTAGAAGGCCTGACCGAGTTCTTGCCGATATCAAGCACCGGTCACCAGATCATCGTCGCCGACCTGCTGGACTTCGGCGGCGAACGCGCGATGGCGTTCAACATCATTATTCAGTTGGGGGCGATTTTGGCGGTGGTCTGGGAGTTTCGCCCGAAGATTATCGACATCGTCAAAGGCCTGCCCACTCAACGCAATGCGCAGCGTTTCACCCTCAACCTGCTGATCGCCTTTCTGCCGGCGGTGGTCCTCGGCGTGCTGTTCGCTGACAAAATCCATCAATACCTGTTTAACCCGATCACTGTGGCCATGGCATTGGTAGTGGGCGGCATCGTCATGTTGTGGGCCGAACAGCGCAGCCATGTGGTGAGCGTCGATCACGTCGACGACATGCGCTGGTCAGACGCGTTGAAAATCGGTTTCGTGCAATGCCTGGCCATAATCCCCGGCACGTCGCGCTCCGGCTCGACCATCATCGGCGGTTTGTTGTTCGGCTTGTCCCGGAAAGCCGCCACAGAGTTCTCGTTTTTCCTCGCCATGCCGACCATGGTCGGCGCCGCGGTGTACTCCGGCTACAAATACCGTGACCTGTTCCAGGCCTGCGACCTGCCGGTGTTCGCCCTCGGTTTCGTCGTCGCCTTCATCTTCGCCATGATCGCCGTACGCGGCCTGCTCAAATTCATCGCCAACCACAGTTATGCGGCGTTCGCCTGGTATCGAATCGCGTTCGGGTTGTTGATTCTGGCGACGTGGGTGTTTGGTTGGGTAAACTGGACGGAAGCGGCGGCCTGATCACTGACTGCTGATCAATGTAGCAACCGCGAGGTCGCTCAACGCCGAATCGGGCAATTCTTGGCGGTAGCGCTGCAGGGCCGATGTGAAATACGCGGCTTGCAGCATGCCGTCGCTGGCGAGGTAATAGCGCGCCGCTTCGATTTCCTCTGGCGAGTAAACACGTTTCTTGAGTCTGGACACATCTGAGGTCGCATCGAACGAGGCCACCGTCGCCGTGAAAAACAGAAAGCCGGAAAGCTGAGTCGACTCAAAAGGGCCACCATCCCCCTTGCCACACCCCTTCACAAAGTCGCAGGAGGCGAAGGCGCTGGAAGAGATAGTCGAGATTAAGGCGAGGAGGATAAAACGCTTGAACGAAACACAGCGAAACGCGGGCATAAACAAAAGACATCCTGTCAGCACAGCAAAATTACGGGCAACGCTCATTCGTTGCCCGCACAGTCAAACCATCAATCAACGGCCTTCAAGCAACTCGCCAGCCTGATCCAGTAACGCCAGCGGATCCGTGGCCTTGTGAATGTCCACCGACAACAACTGGCGGAATTTACGCGCCCCCGGGAACCCGGTGCCCAACCCCAGCACATGCCGGGTGATGTGATGCATCGCGCCGCCGGCCTGCAAATGCTCGGCAATATACGGCCGCAACTGCGCCAGCGCCTCGGCACGGCTGATCACCGGCGCGCTGCTGCCGAACAACTGCTGATCAACCTCCGCCAACAAATACGGATTGTGATAAGCCTCACGCCCGAGCATCACACCGTCAAAGGTCTGCAAATGCTCATGGCAGGCCTCCATCGTCTTGATTCCGCCGTTCAGCACAATCTCCAGCTCCGGAAAATCCGCCTTCAACTGCGCCGCCACGTCATACCGCAACGGCGGAATGTCGCGATTCTCCTTCGGCGACAAGCCCTCCAGAATCGCAATCCGCGCATGCACGGTAAAACTGGTGCACCCGGCATCGCGCACCGTCCCGACGAAATCACACAACTCGGCGTAACTGTCCCGCCCATTGATCCCGATCCGATGCTTCACCGTCGCCGGAATCGACACCGCATCACGCATCGCCTGCACACAATCCGCCACCAACTGCGGATGCCCCATCAGGCACGCACCGATCATATTGTTCTGCACCCGATCACTCGGGCAGCCCACATTCAGATTCACCTCGTCGTAACCATGCTCCTGCGCCATGCGCGCGCAAGCGGCCAGATCCAGCGGGACGCTGCCACCCAACTGCAGCGCCAGCGGATGCTCAGCTTCGTTGTGACGCAGGAAACGTTCGTGATCGCCGTTGAGCAATGCGCCGGTGGTGACCATTTCGGTGTAGAGCAGGGCGTTCTTCGACAGCAGGCGCAGGAAGTATCTGCAATGCCTGTCAGTCCAATCCATCATGGGTGCAACACTAAAGCGCCGAGACAGCGTAGGCATTGGTTTTACTGGGCTAAGGCTCTGATTCTGTACCATTTTACTCAACGTGTTTTCGGCGTGTTTTTGGGCGTTTTCAGGCGTTTTTCAGGTCTCGGTGGTACGATGTACCACTTCAAAACCGACGCGTACCACTTTCGATATGGCAGCTATCAGGGCAAGAAAACTGGCGGATGGGTCTGTGAGCTACACCGCTCAGATCCGCATCAAGCGTGATGGAGTGCAAGTCTACCAAGAGAGCCAGACCTTCGCCCGGAAACAGGCTGCGCAGGCGTGGGCGCGCAAGCGTGAATCGGAACTTGATGAGCCTGGTGCGATCGAGCGGGCGAGCCGCAAGGGCGCCACTGCCAAAGAGATGATTGATCAATACCTGCGCGAAGTCGAAAAGGCGCGGCCGCTGGGCAAGACCAAAAAAGCCACGCTCACGGCCATCGGTGCCAGCTACTTCGGCAAACTCAATGATACCGATATCAATACGCAGTGCCTGGTGGACTTCGCCCTGTGGCGGATGAGTAGCGAAGGGGGAGGCGTTCAGGCGCAGACCGCCGGCAACGATCTCGCGCACCTCGGTGCTGTGCTTTCCATTGCCAAGGACGCGTGGGGCTATCAAGTCGATCCCTTGGCCATGGCCGGCGCCCGGCGGGTGCTGCGCAAACTCGGCTACAACCTCAAGAGTCGCGAGCGGGACCGGCGCCCGACACTGGATGAGTTGGGCAAGATCATGACGCACTATGAGGACATGCAGGCGCGTCGTCGAAGCGTCACCAACATGTTGAAGGTCGTAGGCTTCGCCCTGTTCTCAACCCGCCGTCTAGATGAAATTACCCGCATTCGCTGGGCGGACGTGGACGAGGCCGGCCAGCGAGTCCTGGTCCGGGACATGAAGAACCCCGGGCAGAAGATCGGCAACGACGTGTGGTGTTACTTGCCAGACGAGGCGTGGCAGATACTCCAAACGATGCCCAAGGCCGGCGACGACATTTTCCCCTACAGCCCCGAGTCTATTTCTACTTCGTGGGCGAAGGCCTGCAAGTTTCTGGAAATTGCTGACCTGCACTTTCACGACCTTCGCCACGAGGGTGTCAGTCGTCTTTTTGAAATGGACTGGGACATCCCGCGCGTGGCGAGTGTGTCGGGGCACAGAGACTGGAATTCGCTGCGACGCTACACCCACCTGCGCGGTAAGGGTGATCGGTATGTGGGGTGGGAGTGGCATGAAAAGATATTGAGGGCGCCCGTCCAGCTGGGCGCCGCATCAATGAAGTGGCTCAACAGGCGGGTTTTAAGCCGTTGAGCTGGTTATTTTCTTTCACAGCGGCGGCGCGCTGGAGATCGAGGTATGCCGCGAGGTCGCCGATATGAACGCCCTTGGCGGATTTCTGGCTCGGTTCCAGCCGGGTGATCGGGATCTTGATCTGGCCGCTCAAGACCTTGCGCTGGAACATGTCAGGCGTGAGATGTGTGAAGTAGTCACGGCACACCCGATCAAGTGGAATAATCGCCTGACCGTCGTACTGGGCCATCAGAATGAAAGCTGTGTTCATGATGCTCCCCTCACATCCGAAACGATTGATGAATGAACCGCGGCGAGGCCTCTTCCGCTGGTCCTGCGTCATCTGTCTGGATTTCGCAGATAAACCGGTGCCGCTTCCGGTTGGTCGCTGTCAGTGCTTGGGTGAGAGCGGGGATAGCGTCGAGGCATTGTTCGTAGGCGGTATCTTCCTTCCAGCGTTGAGCCAGCAACACCTGGCAATCCGTCCGGGTTGCATCCGTGCACAGATAAAGCAGCAGGAAAACAGTCATAGCGCAGTCTCCCGTTGCGCCACGCTCAGGCCTACCGCTATCGGGCGAACCCAGATCGGCATGCTATTTAGCATGAAGGTTTCACCGGACGCGGCCAGTAAGAGCGTGGTACCCATCACATCGGCGATGGCTTCGGCGGCGTCAGGCGGTACGGCGTTGCCGATACGCTCACGCCACGCCTGATCACTCAGTCCATCCAGCTCGAACTGTTCTTCGGGTTCGACCAGGCTTTGCAGCGCGGCCAGCTCCAGCGTGGTGAAAGGGCGGTGCCAAGTGCCGTCGAGACTTTCAATCACGCAGGTCAACCGGTCGTTCGCTTCCGGCATACGCGGGTCAGCTACCGACCAGCGCCCGTTGTCCTGCTTTGCACTGGCTGAAACAGCACCGCACTGGTCATTCCAGCCGACAACGCCGTAGTGGCCACCAGTCAGATAGGCGTCACCCTTGACGCGCTTCATGCCAGGGCGGGGATCTGCGATCGACAATGCACCACTGGCAACCTGTTGCGAACCGGTAACAGTCCCAGCCGTTTTATCCCACGGGCAAACGCCCAGCTTCCGGCTACTCGCTGCCGGGTGCCAGTTATGGTATCGGGGATCCTGCACAGCAAAAGCGCCTTGCCCCGTGGTGCTGCCTGCGATGACCGTTCCTGCGGTGTTGTCGAACGGCGTTACCAGGTACTTGCCAAATCCCTCACCCGGCCGGCGAGGATCAGCAACACTGAACGTCCCTTGCCCGGGCGACTTGACGCCAATTACCGCGCCGCTGGTTTCTTCCCAGCGGCGGACGCCGTACTGCTGATATTGCAGAGCGCCGGCTTTGGCGCGTGGATCAGCAACCGAGAACTTCCCGTTCATGGGTCTGTTGGCTCCTGCGATAACCCCGCTGTTCTCGTTCCAGCCAGTTACGCCCAATACACCTCGGTGGTACTCGGGCACGATCACCAAGTCACGCAAATAACCATCCTCGATCGCCAAATCATTCAGGCTGCGCCAGTCCTTGCCGGCGGTGACGAGGGCAAGACGCACCCACGTTTTCCATTGGAGAGCTGGAACACGGTGCATCGGCCCGGCGGCTTCGATATCGCCGGCAAGCGGCATGCGGCCGAGGATCGAGCCGACAGACTTAAGCGTTTTCTTTTCTGGCTCATACAGAAAGGGCGGTACCTTCTCGATGTGGCGCGCCACCAGCAAGAAACGTTTGCGACTCTGGGCCAGGCCGCCGATGACACCGCAGTCGTGAGTGGTTTCAGCCACGGCATAGCCGAAGTGCGATAGCACCTTGTTGATCTGGTCGAGCAAGTGCCGGCCACGTGTTGCCAGTCGAGGGACGTTTTCGAAGACCAAAAGCGGAACGGCGTCGTCTTTCCAGGCTTCACCGAACAGCCAGATGCAGCGTAGCGTCAGTTCGTTCAGCGCCTGGTACTTCGGGGTCAGGCTCATCTTTTCGGACAGTAGGCCCGAAGCGCCTTTACACGGGCTGGAGATGAACACAGCATCGGGGCGTTGGTAATTGGCCGCGCGCCGAACATCTTCGACGGTCGCCTCACGCCAACCTGGTGGTGGCTCTTTCCCGTGGAAGCGGATGTACTGATCGCGAGTAAACAGATCGAGCAGAGTGCCCTTGACGCCGCTCAGGCGTTCGAAGTCGGCCAGGCCCGCCGCATCAATGTCGATGCCGCCGATGCATTGCCAATGCGCTTGGATGTTGCCCACGATGGGCTTGGATTTGTTGAAACCTTTGGCGCCGCCACCGAGGCCGCAGCAGAAATGAAAGTGTTTGAGTGTTCGCTTGAGCATGGTGCTTCTTCCTTTGCTAGCGATGGGGAGTTGCAGCTCCCCATCGCCCTGTGATCCAAATCAGCGCGCATAGCGCCGTGGCTTGTTCTGCTTCGCTTCTGCCCGTACCGCCATCAGCTCAGCCCACTCGGCAGACTTGCGCTGCTGTCGGATCCGACTACAAGCCTGGTGCTTTCGGGTGGATCGGGCTTTGCCGCAGATGTCGCAGCAACTGGGGAGGTCAAGCCGATGGCTCGCCATGGGCGGGCGTGTGCGTGCCACAGAATTGGCTGAGGATTGCATCAGGCGTCCCCCAGCAAAGCGCGGGTGAGGGCGTTGCGCTCGCCCTGGCGAGTCAGCTTGTTCAACGGCTGCACACTGGTGCGACCATTGCGAAGCTTGACGATCACCGTTGCGCTGCCGATCTCAGCAATCTTCCCTTCGCGAACGCTGAGACTGACGCTGCGCCCGGTGCTGCGTGCAGCGACGAAAGTCACGTCATCGCCGACCTTGAAGGCGTTCGTGATAGCCTCTGTGCCGCTGCCACTTGGGTTTTGTACTTGCATGGTGCTTCTCCTTTGGGGGTGGTCGGTGTCGAGGGGTTGCAGCCCCTCGGCACCAATTTTTTTCGGCATGAGCTCGTTGTTCAGCCGGCGCGGCGAACAAGGTGAATCGCTAAGCCTTCAAGCTGCTCGTTCCCAGCGGCCTCCTTCTGCCACTGCAAAACCTCATCGATCTGTTTGATCGAGCAGTCATCGACAAGCAGCGTCCGCTCACCGCGCTCTAACCTGACTTCCATGATTCCGAGCAGGCCGTTATGCGAATACGCATCCGCATGAATGATCCCGGCCTGTTTGCCATCAGCCAGTTGCTGGGCTTCGATCGATCTCAGCTTCGTCGTTTTTCCCGTGCCGACATCGCCGGTGATCACGTGTACTTGCATGGTGCTTCTCCTTTTGAATGTGCCCAGCGTTGCAGCGCTGGTTGCGGTTTACGCGCTCTGAAAAATCCAGCAGCGCACAGTGGTGGGTTTGTTGAACATCGCGTTGCCGGCGGCCTGTGAAGCGCGCACCGCGCTGTACACGGCCTTGTTGGATTCCAGCCATTTGTGGCTGCGGCTGTTGACCAGCAGCCCGCGCAACGTCTTGAGATCCGCAAGGTTCTGCCGATGCTCGCTGGCTTTTTCAGCGAACTCGTTGAGGTTGATTGCGATGAGTTTCGGGTCGGTGCTGTGGTTGACCTGCGGGCCTTCGCCCAGGCTTTCGAGGTATTCGTATACTTCCCAAAATTCAGCAACCAACGGGTGGTCTGCGCTGATCGCCGCTTGTCGCTCCAGAGCCATGACCATCAGTGCTTGGTGTGTCGTGGCGACGTGGTTTTCATCGAGCGGGCAAACAAGGCGCAGGCAATCCACCAGAGCCATCAACTGGCTGTGGTTCTTGATGATCCTTTCCACGCGTATTTCTTTGAGTCTGCGCAGGTGCTGCTCGTGAACCAGCACGCGCTCGGCAAACTTGGCCATTACCTGGGATTCGGCGCGCACGGCGAGCAGGAGGAAGTGGCTCAACTGTTCAACCGGGATCAGGTTCAGGTTGTCAGCCGCTGCACGGCTCTCGGTAGTGACTTCCGGGCGTGCAAAGTGCGATTTGATAATCCGGGTCAGGATCGCTTCAGACGCGCTGACATCGGCGTTCTGGCTGATCGCAATCGCGCCCCGGAACGGCGGCTCGTAGGTCTCGTTGCCGCTGGTTTTCATGCCCTTGGTGCCGAGCGTGCCGCCGCCGTAGAAGTCCTTCAGCTCGTCCCAGTCGAACCCCTTGGCGTGGGCCTTGTCCGGCTCGTTGCGGTCGCCCTCGATCAGAACGACGGGCATGTTGGAGACCTGGCCCATGGCGCGCTGACGGCCGGCGCGGGTCGATTTCGATGGGTCAAAACCTTCATGTTCGCGACCGAGCAGTTTCCACAGGAAGGTCAGCAGTGTGGTCTTGCCGGCGCCGGCTTCACCGGTGACCTCAAGGAACGGAAAGGACTTGTACTGCGCGCGGATCTGCTCGGCGAACAGCGAACCGAACCAGAACGCCAGGGCGACAATGCCTTTGGCGCCAAAGCACAGCCACAGCATTGGCAGCCAGTCAGTGCGGTACTGCTTGCTGTCGCGCTGGATGTGCATGGCGATCGACTTCTGCAGGGTCTTCAGTCGCAGCTTGCCGAACTCGAAAAAGTCCTCCTTGTTCACCACGCTGACGATGCCGCCGCGTACCGCGAGGTCGCCAAAGACGTAGCAGCCGTGCAGCTTGCTGTAGCCAATGAAGTCGATGGTCTCGACAGTCTTCAGGCCGAACAGCTGATCCTTCATGATCTTGTCGAGCTGCTGCCCGCTGCCGGTGAATACGGCGCCGGCGGCCATGCTGAGCAGACGCTTTTTGAACTCGCTGGCGGCGGCGACCTGGCCACCGGTGAAAGTGTTCTTCACGCTGCCGCTGTCGTGCGGGAAGTCGACGCGGAAGTAGTACCAGGATTCGTCGGTGACTTCGTTGCGCTGGAAGTACAGCGCCTGCGGGTAGCAGTTGGCGATTTCCACCACGCCACCGCATTGGCGCAAGGCCTTTTCGCGACGCTGCTTTTCGTTCAGCAGTTGGTCTTCGTGGCGCTCGGAGGACTCCAGCGCCTGCATGGCCTTGTTGAATTTCTCCAGGTCCATCTTGAACCAGTAGAGCCGGCTGTCGAAGCCGAAGTGAAACTCATGGCGCTCACGCCACTCGTACATCAGCACGCCTTTCTCAGACGCGCTTTCGGCAATCAGCAAGGAGCCGTGATAGCGAGCGGTGGCCAGATCCTTTTCGATCTGCTCGGCACGCTCGCTCTCGCCATCAATGAAGGCCCAGCGCTGATGCAGATCGTTCCAATCGACCTTGCGGCTGTCCGATTGCGGGATCTGCGCTGCTTCACACTCGTAACCTAGAGCGCGCGCCTGACGCACCCAACGCTTGGTGTATTTGTGCGCCCCGGGTTCGTTGTCCAGTGCCCAAATGAGCTTGGGCAATTTGTCGCCACGCTGCCGAGCCAGCTCTTTCAGAGATTCTTCAGGGAAGAAGGCCGACGACATCGCCGACACCGCTGCAATGCCGTTATGCACCAGAGCGATGGCGTCGAAGATGCCCTCGACAATCCACAGCTCTTTGACGTCCAGCAACTCGACGCACGGCGGGCACCACCAAAATCCACGCGGGCTGTCACCGGGCTTGAAGCGCGCCTTCATCTTGCCGAAACGGTGCGGCCGATCGATCAGGCGCTCCCAGTAGCCACCTTTCTCCAACGCAAAACGCACGGTCGCGCTGCCGGCATTCAGCTCGCCAGAGAAATACGTTTCCTGGGTAAACCAGCCTTGAATCAGATCAAGCCGAAAGCCACGGGCAAATTCCAGATACGCACGGGCGGTGGCGCTGGGGTGTTGCTCACTGGCTGGGGCGCGCTTGCTCCAGTCTTCGAACAGATCTTCGTAGATTTCTTTGACGTGCCAGGTCTGGCCACACTTGCCCCGGCCGCAACGGATCATCCACGGGTCATCGTGGAAGGCGTACAGCTCCTTTTTCTTGCACGCCGGGCATTCGCCCTGGCGCATGTACTTGCCGGCCTTGTGCTTGAGGCCGTAGTCGGACTCAAGGCGTTGCAGGATATCGGCGCGCAAATCGTGTTTCATGTTCATCGGGGCTTACTTCACTTCGCCGAGACTTTGTTTAAGGGCGCCAATCAGGCGTTTTTGCGCGGCCATCACCGGGAAGGCCGTGAGCAATGAGCCGTGCCGCAAACCCTCGGGGATCAAGCGAAAGCGGTCGTCATACCAGTACTCGTTGAACTGCATGGAGTACTGAGCGCGCAGTGCCTGGAGCAGGGCTTCGGCCTGTGCGCGGGGCAGTTTTGCGGTGATGGCGATGTCGATTTCCATGGTCCACCTCGGATTTCAGGCAAAGCTCACCCAAACCCACGGGAAGCGGGGCAGGGCGGGGTGTAAAAAAGGGATTACTGAGGGTGGTGCTTGTGCGCGGAGTCGCGCTGGGCGAGCAGGGTCTGCGGTAGCAATCTCGCCGGTACCGGGTAGCGCAGATCGGCCCGGGTGTCGATCAAGTGCACGACCGTGCAGCCGGGGCTGTTGCCCCAGTCCACGCCGATCCACTTGCGCTGATTGATCACCTGCAATTCAGTCCAGGCGTTGTGCACCAGCCTCTCGGCCATGAAGACAGGTACCTCCAGCGACGTGGCCAAGTGGCGAACGCAGTTTTCATAGAGCAGGTCCGAGTCCACTAGGTACTGCGCTTCGTGCCGTTGCAGGTAAGCGAACGCGGCACGTTGCATGCTGCTGCGGTAGTCGTGGGTCAACTGATCGTGGTTCATTGCGCACACTCCATTTCCATTTGGTCGAGCAGCTCGGGTTGATCGTTGGCGGTCTTCATCGCGGCGCGGCGCAGGGCGATATCGGCAATGGGCAAACGCACCGATGGGTTGGCCATGCCGCTGGGACTCATTTCGTGAGTCATTTCGAACTCGGCACGCACCGACCAGCCGCAGGCCTCGTTGGTGCATTGCAGGTAAGCCACCCGCAGGAATATGTGGGTGCCTTCGCTGGTGCGGATTCGCATGCGGCCGAGGCAGTGCGGGCAGACGAGTTTGTAGGTACTCATGGCCGATTCCTTTAGAGCGTTTCTGCCGCTTCGAGCGCGATGTTCAACGGCGTGATCACATCGCCGATCGCGATCCTGATGTCACTGCCAGAAAGCGAATCGTTGGTGGTCGCGACGATTTCTTTTAAGGTGTTCAGCCGCTGCTGGGCACTGGCCAGCAGGCCAATCAAGTGTGTTCTGTCTACTTCGGAGATGTAGGTCATGGCGATTTACTCTCGACCCTTCGGAAACAAATCCAGATTCCCGGCCACGCTATGGCCCACGTTTTCCAACGCTGGGACTGGCAGCGCTAACAAATGGCAGTGCTGGCTGAGTTGTGCATGCAATGTCATACGCACCGCTGGGGATGTCTCGGCCTTCAGTTTCCCCAGCAGAACCGGAACCTGACGGTGGATGGCGAGTTGTTGGTTGATGCTCAGGTAAGTGGCGCCTCGGCTTTCGCGGGCTTGGCGCTCCATCGCGATGAAGTAGCGACGAACCTGACGGCCTTGCTCATTGTTTTCGACCATGGCCAGTTCTTTGGCCATGTCTAGGGTGAGGTGATAGTCGGTGCGGTTGTGGCCACCGCGCCGGTCGTTTTTGCTCCCCGGATTCGGGGAGCAAAAATCGTCATCTGCGCCATACCTATTCCCCTCAATCGGGGAATAGTCCTCGCCCTCAGCGAAGCCATATTGTTCGATTCGATCCTTGATCCACGTACTGAAGTCACGACCGACGTTCATAAAGGTGTGCAGGTCGCGTGCATCACAAAGCTGTTGAGTGCGACCGTCGAGGTCGCCACTGAATACCGGCACCAGTGAGGTTGTCATGATCAATTCCTTGAATGATTTTTGCTGTGCAACTGAATCGTGGCCAAGACTTCGGAGTGTCTGGCAGCCATGTAGCGGTGGTGGGCGCCGAGAATGGCCTCTGCTTCCCCCGCTTCAACCACACCGTCTTCCAGTGCCTTTGCGATGATTTGATCAACATATCCACGTTTTGCGGCTGCATTCACCGAACGGCTGTACAAGTCGATGTTGTCCAGCAGTTCTGGTTTGGCAAGGGGCACGAACATGCCGCCATACAGATGGGCGATGTATTCCGGGTAGTGGGTGGTGCCGGCGTCTTGCTCAAGCAGGTGGATTTGTTCGTCACTGAGTGGGCGACTGCCGGCATTTTCATAGATATGGTTATCGAACTTTTTGAGCTCGTATCCGATGCGTGCGGCAGCGCATTCACGACCACCGGAGTAATCGGCAATCACGGCGCTCATCACTTGACGTTTGGTTGTTAGAACCGGGCGTTTCATCTTCTGGTTTCTCCTCGAGCCTGTCCGGCCTACAGTTGATCAACAGCCTCGGTGCCATCCGGCGGAATAGCGGATTCCACAAGGATGCCGGGTAGTACCTCCTTCCCGATCAACCTGGAAATATCCCGCAGGATGCTGAACGACAGACGCCCGCGTGGCAGCGAATCGTGCCCAGCCCATCGCTGTACCACTTGAGTAACCGTGCGCGGCTCGTAGCCGTGGCTGATCGCGAACTGGCGGAAGTTGCTTCCGTTCTCAATCAGCCGCGCCTGAATCTGGCGCTTTTCCATGGCTTGGCTCATGGTTGATGTGTTCCTACTTGGTTAAGATGTACCTGTTTGTTCGCAGTATACGCACCCAAATGAGTGCGTCAACCGGATCGTATGAAAAAATGAGTATAGCCACGCGCCTGCGCAGTGTTCTCGACCACAAAGGCTTGTCGATCAAAGAAGCCTCTGACCTTGTAGGAATTCCCTACAGGACGCTACAGAACTATCTTCTTGATGAGCGGGAACCCAATGCGAAAGCTATGGGTGCCCTTCGTACCCATTTGGGTATAAGTGTGGATTGGCTGCTCACAGGCGAGGGTTCTATGTTTCACGGTGTGTCGATCGGGGGGACAGGGCCTGAGTCGGCAAACATGCAGGAGAAGGCCATGCTTGAGCTGTTTCGCTCCCTGGGCGATGCAGGCAAGCGGGAGATACAAAGCGCTGCTGAGGAAAAGAAACGCTTAATGGATGTCGAGCAGCGCCTCAAGGATTTGACTGAGGCCCTTGCCGATTCTAAAAGGCCAGCATAATCTGTACCCATTAAGAACGGATCATTCAGGCAAGGACGCTGCTGATCCTACTCAGCAAGGTTCTTAGAGCCAGCGTGGGCGCCGGGAGCACCCTACCTAATTAGCATAGGGATATGATCGTGTTCAGAACTTAATTTTTAGTACTAATGATTGACTCTGCTTTGAATAGTAGTTTCGAATTTTAGTATTTTGCCTGTTGAAAAAACCGTAGTGTGTTCGTTAGTGCGAAGGAAGATGGTACGCACTGATAAGTCAGCTAATAATTAAAAAAGAAAGGTGTTTTATGGCTAGGGTTAGAAGTTCAGCAATTCATATTGGTGCTCTTAATTTGGTTTTGCAGCCGCACACTCCATTAATGTATATAACGATGTTGCAAAAAATGGCGCGATTTAAGTTTGAGGCGCAAGTGCATGGTGATAACGCTTTGCTGCTTGGGTCGTGCAGATATCTTGATCCTAAAAATCCTTTGAAGGGTGTGCGGGGCGATATTTATAAGTTTTTGAAGCTGGATGCGACTGATGCGTGGTTTAATACTGAGAATATGGATGAGGCTACGGATGAGGAGGTGGCAGAGATTAATATTCCAGAAAACTTGAAGCCGCATTTTAAAAAATTTCAGTATATTTTTTTTCCTAAAGGCCATCGTTTTTATTTCGTAAGTTCGAAGACGGGGCAAAGCTTGTCGTCAGGTCTAGTGAAGCGTTTTTTTGAAACTGTATTTTTGCGAGATGAATTTTCAAAGTTTGGAACACTAAATGTAACAGTTCAGCCTGACCCCAATGGTCTCGATGAACTATTTTCTCTTAAGCGAATCTCAATTCTGAAGATGGAAATTGATCGCCCCAATCCCGACGATCTAGAGGATGTTGAGGCGGAAATTCTTGAGAGGCTTAATAGAGTGAATGCGCGAACAGAAAAAATCGAGTTTATGGAAGCGAGCAGTGAAGGATTGCGACCAGATCCGTATGTCAACGCGTTGGCTCGTGTCGCTAATGATAACGGGTTTGTATATGTTGAAGGTAAGAGTGATGATGGTTTGAAAAAATATCTATCGACTAAAAATATGCCGTTGCATGAAACCGCTAAATTCAACCCAAATCTAACATCCGAATTTGATGCTTTGTATGATAAAGTTGTCGAAATTCATCGTGAGATTACTAGGTAGTTATGTTAGATAGGCTGAAGGCGGACTACAGAGGCGTACGCTCTATCTGGAGCAAGTACTGGGCAGCCTACGGCGGCTGCACAGCACTATTTAGCTCTACTTATTTCTATGTCGCATTGGCACTAACGGTAATAAATTTTGGAGCTTGGTTTCATTCGGGTTGGTGGGATGTCGTAATAGCGAGCGTGCCAACTATATTAGGCTTCACTTTGGCTGGGCTTGCAGTTTTTTTGGGAATGGACTCTGGTTTCAGTAAAATGCTTGCGGGGACGGGGAAAGCTAAGGTTTCTCCATTTATGGCGCTTGTGTCTGCTTTTGTACATTTCATCTTGACTCAGGCTGTAGCTGTCATATTTGCACTTACAGTAAAGTCGGCTTTTTTTCAGGTGGACGGTATGCCGGAAATATATTATGACGTTGTTTTTGTGCTGAATAGGATCGTTTGGTTTGTTGGGTATTTTATATATATGTATTCGATGGTGCAGATATTTAGCGCAGTTTTCGCAATATTTCGCGCAACTCGCTGGTATGAGTTTTATGTCGAGAAAAGCGCGCAAAACTCTACTGAACGTAAAGACTAGTTTTATGATTTTTATTTGGGCTATTGAAGGTAGTTAGCTTTTCAAAAAAAACGACCACACGTAGGCCCCAGCCTTTTAGAGCATTTCTGTACCTGCATAGACTGTTTGCATTCTTTGCCATTCTCGCTCCGCCGCTCGCATTGCCGTTTTCTTAGTGGCATACAACCAACGCAGTCGTCGCGGCTTGATCTGATCCCCAGCTGACACTGTCTTCTCTTTTCCCGTCTTCTCATCACGGTAGTGAGCGATGATCCCCGTGAAGTCTCCTTTATTCTCCTCCGTCAGATCCTCAACAGTGTCCTCCGGTAACTTACTCTCCAGCTCAAGGCTGACTGTGTAACCGTTATCTGCACTGAGCGTGTGTTGCACATTCCCGCCGTACCAAATGATTTCGTCAATCTCAGGCTTCACACCTTCGAGCGTATAGGTCTGCTCAGGTATCAGATCCGGCCTGCCCATGGCCAGGGTATAACTGAGCGTCGCGCTGCCGCGTTGCAGCCGGTTGAACTCGGCCCGGGCAGCGCGGAGGGCGGACTGGCGATCACTGTACGTGTGCCGCAGATCCTTGAGGTTCTCCCCGCCGCCGGCGATGGCCTCCTGTTTCTTGGCGCTGTTCACATCGTAGAAGTAGGCCCGCACGCCGTCGTAACTGTCGCGGTCTGCTTGCAGGTAGCGGTGCTGGTCGCCGTCGGTGCGGGTGAGGGTGATGTGGGGCAGCTCGGCGCCGCTGGCGGTCTTGCCCCCGCCGGCGGGCAGGCACAGCAGGCAGCCGGCCTTGACGCTGATCACCGCGTCGAATTCTTCGCCGACTCGGCTGATCAGGTTGGCGTCGGATTCGTTGGCCTGGTCGAGCTGCAGGATGGGCATCCCATCGAGGGCGCCGGCGATGGTGGCGGTCAGGCCGTTGCCCAGGGCGATATCGCCTAGCACGTCGCCGAGCGTGGTGTTGCTCCAGCTTCGTTCGCGTTTGGTCTTCAGGCCTTTGCGCAGGTCGGCCGAGCGGGCGCGAATGCTCAATACGTCGGGCGCGCCGGAATGCTCGGTTTCGTCGACAGTGTAAGTCCCCTTGTCCACCAGGCCGGTATCACTCCAGCCGAGCCATAACCGAATCACCGCACCCTTTGGCGGGATGGCGAGCAGCCCGTCGTGGTCGCTTAGGGTGATGCTCAGTTGATCGGCCTCGATGCCGCGATTGTCGGTCAGGTCGAGGCTCATCAGGCGCGGGCTGATCAGTTGGGCGATGTCATTGCCGTCCACCGTGATGCGGAATGCCGGCACCGGGTAGGCCGCCTCGCGCTTGTAGCGCTCGATGGTCTTGTCCAGAAAACCAGTGACGCGGGAGAGGGCGGCATCGATCACAGCAGCGCCCTCATGATGCTGACGCCGGCGCTGGTACCGGCGCCGATCAGGTCGATACGGTCGTCATCGATGCGCTTGAGGCTGAGGGTGAATTCGATGCGGCGCGGCGTGCCGTCGCGGAAGAAAATCGTCTTGGTTTCGCTCAGGCTTTCGATGACCCACAGACCGTAGATCCGACCGCTGCCTTCGACCATGGGCCATGCCTTGCCGGTGTTGGCCATCAGGCGCAAGGCGTCGAGGCTGAGGGCGCTGCCGGCGAGTTCCGGCAGGATGATGCCGGGCAGGGTGATGGAATCATCACCACGGCCGACGAACTGGCGAGCCGGCGCGGCGCCGACGCGGTTGCTGCTGGCGTGGCGCCATTCGGTTTGGCGTTGCAGCTCCTGGTAGGCGGCGGTGGAGAGGCTGAAAACGAACATGCCCAAGGCAAGCATCATGGCGGGTTACTCCAGGTCGGACAGTCGGCTGCGCTGGCGGGCGCTCTTTTCGCTGGAGACACGGGCCAGCTCGGCGCGCACGGCACGGGCGATGGCGCGCTCATCCATGCCGGGCGTGGTGTGGATGTTGATTTCATAGGTGTCGTGACTGTCGTAGGCTGCGGTCGGTGCCGGACTGATGGGCGCGCGATTGTCGATCGACACTGAAGAGGATGCGGCGGCGCCGGTCGGTAACTGCGGCAGTCCGATGGCGCCCAGCGGCCCGGCCACGGCGCCGAGCGCTCGCTGCCCGGCAGATACGACTTGCTTGCCCATGTCGGAAATTGCGCCCAGCGGCCCGTTTTGGCCACCTTCCAGACCTTGGGTCAGACCGGCCATGGTGAAGCCGCCGAGCGCGGTGAACACGCGGGAAGGGCTGTGAATGCCGAGCTTTTCCTTGAACATGTTGATGGCCGAATCGGCAATAGAGCCAACGGCGCTGGTGATCTGCCCCAGCCCCGCGCGCAGACCGTTGACCAGCCCGTTAACGAGCATGTTGCCAAACTCGGTAAAGCGGCTCGGCAGATCCACACCGAGGTAATTCAGGACGCCGGCAAAGGCCTGGTAGATCAGGCCGATGGGGCTGAAGTTGGCGAGCGTGGTGAGAATGCCCCCGATGCCGCCGCTGAAGCCGGCTTTGATCTCAGTCCAAGCGTTGCTGAAGTAGAGTTTCACCGCGTCCCAGTTGGTGTAGATCAGGTATGCCGCACCGGCGAGCGCCGCAACGACGGCACCGATGGCCAGCGCTACCGGGTTGGTTGCGAGGCCCCACAATGCAATGCTGACGGTTCGCAGGGCGGTGACCAGTGCGCCGCTGAGAGTGCTGGCCAGCGTGCGAAGGCCTTGGCCCAGCATGGGAAGGCCATTGCGGGCCAGACCGGTGATGGTGGGGAACAGCTTCTGCATCGAGCGTTGCGTGCCTACGCCATCCTTGCTGAACATCGCCATGCCGTAGCGAATGACTGCAAACGGGCCGAGCAAACTGGCCATGCCGATTGCCAAGCCGCCGAAAGCGAACGAGAGGCCGGCTACCAGGGCTACGACCTTGACCAAGCCACCGGCAAGCTTGGGGTTTTCCCGTGCCCATGCGCCGACCTTGTTGGCCATCGCGCCCAACGAATCTATCAGCTCCTTCAGTTCCGGTGCGATAGCGTCGCCAAACTCGGCCAATGCGTTAGTGAAACTGCCTTCTGCTGCCTCCATGACGTTGGTCAGCGTTCGCAGTTGTTCGTTTACACGCTGGCGCAAGTCCGCTTGGATTTGCAGTTTGGCCAGAACTTCCTGATAACCCGCGATGCCTTTGGTACGCATCGTGTCCAACACGATCATCGTTTCCGCATCATCACCGAACAGCTCTTTGGTAATGGCGGTGCGATCTTCATCGTTGAAGGCTTTCAGCTTCTTGACTTGAGCGTAAAGGTTTTCCAGCCCGGCGAAATTCCCGTCGTCATCGGTAAATTTGAAAGAGACACCCTTGCCGGTAGATTTGGAGAGGTCATTGGCTTTGCCTACCTTGTCTTTGTTCAGACCCGCTTGAAAGATCTTGCGGAACGCGTTACCGGCCGAACTACCTTCCATACCGGCTTGATCCATCATGATCAGCAGAGGTGCCAGTTCTTTCGCTGCATCAATCCCGGTCTTTTTGATGGTGTTCATAACCGGAGCAATTTTGCTGAAACCCTGAAGCATATTGCCGGGATCAACGCCCGCATAAACGCCGCGCTGGATGGTGTCCATCAGCGACATCATGTCTTTTTCGGTGGTCTGCGTAGCGTCCTGCATTTTTGCCGCGAACTCGGCGGCTTCTTCGGCGGGCATCTTCAGCTGTACGCCTAGATACGCAGCGGCCTCACCCGTGCCGCCGAGGATGCTCTGCGCGCTGATGCCCTGGCGCCGCAGCATGGTCATCATGTTCTGAAAGTCGGCGGTGGAACCCGGTAGCCGGTCGCCAAGCTGTGTCGCCAGGTCAGTGATCTTCTGGTAGTCCTCGGCCACCTTGCCGGTGTTGTCCATCATCGACACTTTCAGCTGCGTGGCTGAGTCTTCATTCGGCGCAAAGGCACCGACGATTTTTGCCAGCGGGCGGCTCGCGGCGTAACCCACACCCAAACCGGCTGCGCCATTGACGGCCATGTCACTGGCGAGGCTTTGCGTCTTCGCCAGCTTGGTACGTTCGGCTGCCATCCGCCTCTGTTGCGCGTTCAGCGCAACGAGTCGTTTGCCCTGTTCACTGATCGTCGCATTGGTGGCGCCGATCTGCTCGCGCAGCTGACGTTCGTGCGTGCCGAGGTCTTTGGTGCTGATCCCGGCGCCGTACAGTTTCGAGCGTAGCGCCTGCAACTGTTCCGACTGTTGCTGGTGCTGTTCCTTGAGCCGCTGAGCCTCGCGCACCGCGGTGCGAAAATCCTTGGCCATTGCCTTGGTCGGAACGCCCGTGGCGGCAAACTGTTGGCTGAGTGCACGGACCTTATCGCGGGCCGAGGTGAGGGCGGTTTCAGTCTGTTCAGCGGCGGCGCGCTGGGTGCGCCAGGCGCTGACGTCTTTCTGCTGGGCGTTGAGTTCCTTGAGACGGTCGCGCGCTTCCTTGAGTGCCCGGGCAGCACCAATGCTGCCCTTGTCGATGGCCTTCAGGGGACCGCTCGCCCGGTCAATCGCGTTGAGCAGTACCTGAAGTTTCAGATCATTCGCCATCGGTGGAACTCCGCACCCTGGCGCGCTCGCGCCAGTCCATCAGTTCTTGCAGGCCCAACTGGTCCATGTCAGCCGGCGCCCAGTGAAAAACCACGGCCAGATCGGCCATGGCGTCCTCTACGCAACGAGGGAGGCGTCCGTCCTCACCGACTTCTGCAACAAAAAATGCGCGACCTTGTTGCCGCAGGCGAGCAGGTCGGCCGGGTCCATGGCGGCGGCTTCGGTGGCGGTGATGCTCGGCGAGGTAATGCGCGGCAGCACCTTGAGCAGGGCGGCGACGTCGAGATTCAGCAGATCCACCAGGTGCACACCACGCAACTCACCGGAACACGGCTTGCGCAGGGTGAGGCTGTCGATCTGGCTCTTGCCGCGCAAGATCGGCGTATCGAGGATGACAGTGTTGTCGTCAGCTGCTGGTAGGGTTTCGACGGTGTTTTCGGTTTCCATGGAATGCTCCGGTGGTCAGGGTTGAAGGTGATCAAAGGCCAATGGCGGAACGCTGTTTCTCCAGCATGTCCACGCCGTTGACCTTCTCGATGAAGTTGAGCAAGTCGATTTCGATGATGTCTTCGTTGTCGACGATCAACTTGTAGTAGCTGCAGGTGGTGGTAATGCTGTGTTCGGTGTCTTCACCTGGCTGCGCGTCGCCCATCTCGATCGTTTCGTGACGGCCCCGCACGATGATTTCAACGGCGCTGACTTCGCCGGTGTCGTCCTGCTGGAACGAGCCGGCGAAGCGCAGTTGCACGCCGGATGCGTTGACGCTGCCGAACTGCTTGAGCGCAATCAGATCCAGCCCGCCGGTTTTCCATTCGAACTGGATGCCGTCATCAGAAAAGCCGAGGTCAGCCTTGACCGGGCCGTTCATGCCACCGCCGCGATAGCTTTCCATCTTGCGGCCGAGTGGCGGCGGGGTGACGCTTTTGGCAACGCCCTGATAGGTGTTGCCGTCGTTGAACAGGTTCATGTTTTTGAGTTTGCGAGGCATGGCCATGGCGTTGGTCTCCGGGGTACGGACTCCCCCGCAGGGGAGCGCCGATTCAGGCGTTCACTTTGCTGGCGAACTGGATCAGGTAGCGGTCGGTGATGCGCTGGCGAAGGGTCAGGTCCTCCAGCGGCGGCACGGGCGTGTAGTCGTAATCGAGATACAGCTTGCCGGCCTTGAGGGTGTCCTTGTCGTTGATGTCTTCCGGGTACCAGCAGTCGCCGCCGATGAGGTAGCCGCTACCGACCATCTCGCGGAACTTGGCCTTGATGCTCTCTATCATGTCGCGCACCAGGGACGGATGCATGGGCTTGTCCACAGCCCACATCTGCGCTTCGGCCATGGTATCGGCGAGGATCTGCGCGGTGCGGGTGTAGTTCTCGAAGGCAAACAGCGGATCGTCGCTGCAGGTGCGACTGCCCCAAAAGCGGAAGCCGCCTTCGTTGATCAGGGTGGTGACTTCGTTGCCGTTGAGGTAGTTGGCATCGGTGGCCGGGTTTTGCAGATACCAGAACACATCGGCGCTGATCCCGGTGACGCCATTCACTGCGACGTTGGACAGGGTTTTGTGCCAGCCCACCTCCTGATCGATCTTGGCGCGCAGGCCGAGGGCACGGGCGACGGCCGAGGCCTTCACGGTGGCACTGGTGACGGTGTCCCAGTTCTGGAAGTCCGGCCAGATCACCATCACTTCCCGGGCGCCGAAGTTTTCGCGGTAGGCGACGGCTTCTTCCTTGGTTTTGCAGTCCCAGGCACTGACGTAGGAGAAGGCGCGCAACTGCTGGGCAATGCTTGCCAGCGCCGTGGCCACCGGTTGGCTGTCGAGACCTGGCACGCCGAGGATGCGCGGCACCATGCCAACCTTGGCCTTGGCGGCGAGCAGGGCTTTCATGCCGGTGTATTTGCCGTCGGCGGTGGTAGTGCCGATCAACGCGCTGGCCGTTTCCGCCTCGGTGGAGCCTGCTTTGACGCGCACGACGATGGTGTAGGGCTTGGTCTGGTCGGCAATGGCTTGCAGGCTGGCGGCGAGGGTGCCGGTGATGCCAGCTTTGCCGACAGCGGTCTGTACGTTGGTGAGCAGTACCGGCGTGTCGAGCGGGAAAACGGTGGCGTCGGCATCGTCGGCCGTGCAGACCATGCCGATGACGGCGGTGGGGATGGTGCGAATGGGGCGGGTGCCGTCGTTGAGTTCGAGCACCCGCACGCCGTGAAGATAATCGGCCATGGTTTTGCCTGCGCAGTAAATGAGATGACAGTGCACAGGCTGCCGCGCGCGCGCCGGATGGGCGAGGGCGCGGACTTGTCGGCAGGCCGGTTACAGGCCAAGTTGCGGTTTACTGAAGATGTTGAGCCAACCAGTGAGGTGGGGAGGGGCGGTGATCGATCAACGGGAATTCACCTGATTCGGGCCAATTGCGCAAAGCGCGGCGATAGACCTGAAGTTCGGCATATTGCTCGCCAGTCAGGGTCGTTGGAGTGCCATCTTCCAGTTCATCACGATGTCGTGACACCACACCATCCGTTGCTGCCAGGCGCTCGTCGCGCCATTGCCGTTCAATCGTGGCCAGCGCCTCATGGGTAGGTGGCGGCGGATCGATCAGTGCCGGCCCTTCTTCGGGGCTGAAATCAATTACCTTGCCCTCGGCCTGTCCCACCAACAGTTCGTGATGCCGTTCTACCGTGAGCGGGATGGCATCGGCCGGAAAAGAATTGTGCGAAGGGTCATCGAAGAAACCCTTCATCGTTTGGCTTGAAAAAAGACCCATATGTCACCTGAATATGCCGTGAGCGGTTAATGCAAAAAATCACATCCCGATAGATATGAACCGAACCACAGTCCCGGCGATGCCGTTGGTGCTGACCCGAAACGACACTGAGCTTTCAAAGTCGATCCACGCGGACACCTGAGTTGTTGAGGTCTGCGCCGGGGTCAATACCGTCTGCCGGTGATTGTTTGGGTAAGCCAGGGGTAGCGTCACGGTAGCCCCGATGCTGCCTTGCCCACCTTGGCCGGCCGCACACGTGACCTGGCCCCATTGGAGAATGAAGCCGCCAGGCAATTTCTGGTATCCGTTCGGGGCTAACGAGTTTGCGAACATGCCCGAGTACTGCAACTGCGCCGAACCGGATGCCCACCATGCCGTCCCTCCCGCCGTGAGCAGTTCCAGTGTGGCCCCCGGCAGCACTGGAAAACTGAGAAGCCGCGCCTGCTCGGCACCCGCGTTGATGGTGTCCGGCCCCATACAGACCACCGTCACAACGCCATTGCCAATGTTGCGAAAATGGATCGCACCGCCGCTTGGGGCCGCGCTGGCCAGCGGTAACGTTACGGTGAACGTCCCGTTCAGCGAGATGACGCTACCGAACGCCGAAACCGTCAGGGTCGCGGCCGCACTTAAACTGCTGACACGTTGATAGTTGCCCAATGCCCGCTGCACAAATTCGGCAGTCGCCAGGGGTGTGCCGGCCTCAAATTGAGGTGGGGTGTTGGCCGTGGGATTGACGAGGGCAGGCGACACCAGCGGTGCGAATCCTTGGGTTACGTTCTGGAACGTCAATGCGGTGGTGCCCAGCACAATCGTTCCGTCAGTGATCAACTGCCAGCGGGTATCAGCCAACGTAGCACCCTGCTCAACCGAGACCAGCAGCGCCGACGTCACTTCGGCATTGCTGTCGGCATCCGGTGCCCGTTGCCAGTTGCCGGTGGCCACAACGTAAATTCCGTTGTCTTTGGCGGCCGCCTGATTCTTCACCAGTACTCGATCGCCGGCCGACAACGCTATGCCGTCAAGTGTCTGAAGGCCTGCCATTGCAACATTGGTTGTGGTCGCCACGCGCACAGACTGCTTGTTGTCGAGCTTGTATAACTCTTCCATAAGTCGCTGTTCGACGAACTCACGCGTTGCCAACACCACCGCCGGGTCAATCTTGAGGGTTATGTTGCCGGTGCTGGAAACGATGAGGTTCATTCGCACGATCTGAGTACGGCCGGAACCTTGCGACAGGACTGGCTTGAAGCTTGGCGCGCAGTTGGCGACCGCCACCAGGTCACCGTCGGCATCGTACAGGCCGAGTTCGCGGATCCATTTGCCCCCCTCATCGGCGGGGATTACTTGCTCGGCAATGATCACTGCCGGATTGACCGGATCAACCTTTAGCAGGTTCAACGGCCGGCGCCGCCATTCATTGATCAGCCGGGTCTGCAGGCGATCCGGAACCGGATCGGTGCCGTTGGCATCACCAACCCCCATCTCGGTGATCAGCCACGGTCGACCGAGTGCATCGGCGTTCGCCTGCTTGGCTTCGCCGACTTGAGTAAGGATGGCGAAAAACTGTGAGTTCGCATCAATCATGGTAAACATCCAGAGTGTCGATGGTGTGTTCGCGGCCAACCACGCCGATGCGGCCCGTGACTTCAATGTCACGCATCACCGGTGGGTAGACATCGATGATGTCGCCCTCATAGAGAGCCGCGCCGATGTTCAAGCTGCCGTGAGATTCCAGACTGATCGCAAGCCCGGTCAGATGGCGGGTGAGGGGCTTGGCGTCATCGATCAACCAGGTCAGTTCCTGGTACATCTCTTCGGTGATGCCGGTATCCAAAACTCCGACTTTGAGTGCGAAGGTGGCGCGGGGACCAAGCGGGACGGTTTGCCACCACTCGACGATCTCGATCAGATAGCCCAGAGGCTCGACCACTCTGCGCAAGGCGCCGATAGTGCCCTTGCGCGAGTGGATGTAGTAGGCCGCGCGAATCGCGGCACGTTTGGCGGCTTCCGGCCACTTGCTGTCCCAGCGATCCACCGAGAATGCCCAAGCCAGATACGGCAGTAGGGGCAGGGGGCATAGGTCAGGGTTGTAGAGCGTGCGCAGCGGAATCGGAACACGCTGAATTTCTGCCAAAGCTTGCGCGGCATTGCGTTCCAGTGGGGTGGAGTTGCGGGGTAGCAGTGGCTGGTAGGTCATCCCTCAACCCCCAGTGTCAGTTCGACGTTCGTGCAATACGGCGCCTGGTACTTGGTGGCGACGATGTCTTCCCAGTCTTCCAGAACAACCTTGCGCACGCCCTCCACATGCAACGCGGCGTGCACGATCGATTCGGAAACCTCCAGTGCCAGACGCCGCCGTTGATGCACGAACTTGAGCAACTGGGCCTCGGCAGCGGCAAGTACGAGTTCGGTTTCCGGTCCGTTGCTGAGCGGGTAGATCCTGGCCTTGATCTGGTAGTTGATGATCTCCGCGCCTTGCACGGTCAGACGATCCGCGACCGGTCGGCGGTCATCGTCGCTGAGATAGGCCTTCACCTTGTCGAGCAATGTCTGTGACGCGGCGCCGTCGCCCAGCACCGATTGCACGGTAACCACCGCTTCAGCCGGCGCCGGACTCTCGGCGGTGGCGTCGGCGACCTGACCGTCAGCAGAGCGAGCGTGGAAGATGTAGCTATTGCGTGGGCCGGCGGTGCTAAGGCCTTCCCATGCCATCTGCGCACGCTCGCGCAGGCTATCGTCGCTTTCCATCAGCTTGGGGAGCGGCGGCACGGCTGTCGGATTTGCCGCCTGAATCACCAAGCGCTTGACGTTGAAATTGGCGGCGAGCTGTTCGAGGTCGGTGCCCTTGGCCAGCGCCAGCATGTTGGCGACGGAGGCTTCGTTTACGCGCTGCCGCCAGACGGTTTCGCGGTAGGCGTTTTCCTCGAGTAATTTGGTCAGCGGCTCCGACTCCATGTTGAGGCGTGCAGCGATCTCGGCTTGTTCCTCGGCGGGCCAGAGGCTGACGGCGTAGGCCTTGCGCTCGGCGAGGATCTGCTCGTAGTCGATTTGTTCGACGATCTGCGGCGCCGGTAGTTGGCCAAGGTCGATGGCGACGAAAGTGTTCATACACTGCCCCCCAGTTGCAGAGGCACGCTCAGGCTCAGCGGCTGATTGTTGTCGACGATGGTGCCTTCAAACTCTAAAGACGCCTGGCCCTGAAGGTTCGCACCGATGAACTGGATACGGCTGAGGCTGATGCGGGTTTCCCAGCGCATCAGGGCCATGACGGTGGCGGCGTAGACCTGCAAGCGGGTGAAGTCGTTAAACGGCTGATCGACCAGCTCGGGCAGGAGGCTGCCGTATTCGCGACGCATGACGCGGGTGCCGATGCGCGTGGTGAGGATGTCGGTGATGGACTGGGCGATGTGTTCGACCAGGCCGAGGGCTGCGCCGGTTTCTCGGTTCATTCTGGCTTTCCCGTCTTCGCGCCGCCGGGCATGACGCCACCGTGCGAATGGTGGACCAGGCTGATATCGGCCGCGACCACGTCCACGGATACGGTGACCTTGCCGGTTACGTTCTGGTTGCCGGTCTGGGTGTAATCGCCCTCATGGGTGATTGGGCCAACGATATGGATGCCGCCGGTGCTGATCAGGTTGGTGGTGCCGCCTTCGGCCAGTGTGGCGTTGAGGTGGTGCGCGACGCTGTCGTACTCGATGACGGTGCCGTCGCGGTAGGTGCAGCGGTGTAGGCCTTCGCGGTCGCCATTGGACGGGATGTTGTCGCTGAACAGGCCGGTCAGGACGATGCCGTTGCCGAGCTGCCCGGAAGGGCTGAACAGGATGACTTGCTCGTCGATGGTGGGTGGGTTCCACTCGCGGTCGGCGCCGGCCCGGGCGGCGATCCATGGGAGCCAGGCGGTGGTGAGGGTTCCGGTTTTGACTTGCACACGCGGGGGCTTCATCTGGACGGCAGCGATGGTGCCGAGGCGGATGAGGTTTTCGATCAGGCGGGCGAGGGTGGCTAAGTCGTTCATGGCGCCGATGGTGGCGCCTTTTTGCAATCGATGCCGTGGTCAGAAGATGTAATTCTTAGCGGTACAAGTCGCCTTTTTTAGCGCAGGTTAAGGTTGGGAAGAGGTTTAGTAAATCAGCTAATGGCTCGTTATCATAAAATTAATTGAGTCTTGTGAATTTCTTAAGCGTACCTTATAGTTCGCTTATCTGATCCCAATTCGGTGATTAGACCTACAGAGGAATAGCAAATGGCTAATTTTTCAGCAATTCTGGATGAACTGATTAACGTCAGCATCCAAAAAGCCTTCTCCGGGATTACGCGTCACGATTACACCGTGAACAAGTCTGATCTGGGCCGGCAGCGCAAGACTGATCAGTTGATCGACGACTGTACCGCGCTGTGCGAAGGGCGTGATATCGAGTGCAGTTATAACGAACGTGAGGGTGCCTTTCACATCCACATCGATCTGAATCGGTGCCGTCTAAATCTTTCTCAGGCGTCGGCATATTCTGCGGCGATGGCCAGCTCTTACGTAGGGTAGTCCCGAGTGAGATGCTCAAGTAAGGTGTCGCGCAGCATATCGTGTTCGGCTTTGGTAAAACCAAGCACTACCCGCTGCTCGTACTTCACATTCGGTGCGCCCCGTTCGGCTCGATCCTTCAAGCCGTACTGGTGCACCTTGGCAATCCGGGCGATTCGCCCGGTGTAGCCTATCCAAATGGCGTTCCCATCACCTTGCACCTTCAGAAAACTGGATGTGCGCAGTTTCTGAAACATCTTCACCTTCCGTTTCACTCTCCCTTGCTTGCCACGTACGTTGCGCTGCTTTCGTGGCGCGTACTTGCTGCCGTCCGGGTTCTGCTGGGCAATAATTCGTTGTTGCTGGCTGCGCCTCAATGCTCGACCAACGCTTCGAGCCAACTTATTGCGCGACGCAGGTTCAAGCTGCCCAAGCAATCCCGCCGCCCAATTTTCCAGCGCTTCCAGTCGATCGGTCATTTCGGCAGCACCCACTCACTACCAGTCCCCTGCGCACCAGGTATCCAGTTCGGATCAAGAAAGTCAGCAGCTCGTTGTGGTTCGCCTGGATGTCGAACGGTGGTGTTGCCTTGGTCATCCTTGCCCACCACCACACGCTCGGTCAGCGGCAGTGTCAGACTCATATCCACTTTGCTGTTATCGAGAATGTCAGCCTCGAACTGGATGCCGTCAGCGGCCTTGCTCAGATTCTCCAGCAGCTCGGACTGGTGAATACTCAGCCAACCCAGCAAAGGCAGCATAACGCTGTCGGGGTGGCCGGCGAAGTCGGTCAGGATCACCTGCAGGTCGAAGCTGTATTCGAACGACAATGTCTGTGCGGCAGTGCAACGGATTTTGCCGTTGTCGATAAAGATCAACAGTCGATCGGGGTTGTGCTTGAGTTCTGCCACGGTCGCGAGCAGGTGGGCTTTCAGGCTGTCGGGCTTGTTCATGGTCGGGCCTGTTGGTGTTGGTAAATCATGTCCACTTGGCTCGCACAGTCTGCCCAAGCGGCCTCAACGCGATCCTGATCAGTGAGCTGATCACCGTTACTGAGCGGGCTGGTCGCCGGCAGCGTGCACGGCACCACGGCTGGACAGCCACTGACGATAAGCGTCGGCGCCGATGAGGGCGGGGCGCTCGCGCAGCCGGCGAGCAGCATCAGGCATAGGCTGGGTAGCCCAATCGCGTAATTCGGCATTTTCACGTTTCAGAGCCTCAATGGTGAGTTCGCGCTTTGCCAGGCCTTGGCGCAGTTGATCCTGTTGCGTGCGCAGGGTGGTCTGAGCGTTGCGTTCGTGTTGCAGGGTGTCGCGCAACGCATTGGCGTTCGCGAGGTTGCGTTCGGCTTGTTCGCGCGCATGGTTGGCGTCCTGCTGGGCCAATTGGGTGTCCTTGTTCGCGCCGCTGATACGCAGCTCCTGGCACCAGATCAGCAATCCAAGAGCTGCCAGCAGCGCAATACCAAGCAAAGCCTGCCGCAGGGTACTCACGCCCGGTACCAACCGAGCTGGTTCATGTCGCCGACGTCCATGTGCTGGACCGGGCCGCGAATGATGATGACTTTGCGGCGAGGATCCTGAATGCGGAGCGCGTCGCGTAGTTGCACCATGTCCTGTTGATCGCTGTTCTCTGGCACCACCAGCAGGTCGCCGTCCTGCACGTTCAGTCGCTGTACCGCATCGAAGTCGATCATTTGAGAAATTCTCCAAGGTAGAGCTGGCGAAAGTCCTCGGGGCTGTAAAAGGCACGAGCCTTTTGAAGGATGCCAGCCATATCGAACGGCCAGGTGTATCGGCAGTAATGCCCGCCATGCGCGACGATCAATTGCAGCAGCAAGTCAGTGTCTGCGGTATCTACTCCCGCTTCCCGTATGAATTTTGGCGTCGTCGCGTAATAGGCGCCCGGCCGGATTACGGTCGAATTGAGCCAGTCGAATTCGTCGTAAAACCAGACTGCATCGTCGGGGTTTTCGTTGCTGGGCAATTCTTCGCCATCTTCCAGAACCAGTGCGCCCGGCAAGCGTCGTCGCATGTTCTCCACCAGCCCTTTGAAAGTGATGAAGTAAACGCGTCGACCGGCATCGAGGCAGGTTTTCGCACGCTGAATCAGCCGTTCGGTTTTCCCGGTTTGCCGGGGGCTGATGTCGAGATAGGCGATCTTTGGGAGATTCATGCGGCCACCGCCTGACCGCATCCGCAGTCGTCGTGCCGCTCGTAGGCGCGCTGGAGTTTGATGTCGTACAGATTTCGCTGGTAGTCCGGCCCGTTGTAGAGCTTGGCGAATTCGGCCCATTTGCGGCCTTTCAGCGCCTTGTGCAGCACCGGGTCGGTCTCGATGAACCGGACGAACGCATCGAACTGTTGCGACTCGCCATTGCTCATGGCAGCGGCAAAAGCCTGCACGCTGCTATAGCCAAGTCGCTGCCAATGAAAGCCCATGATCTGGAACGCACCCCAAGAGGCAGACTCCAGTGCGGCGGTGTCATCGATCAAGCGAGCGGTTGCCAGGCGCTGGTGTTCGGCGCTGCCGCCGGCATAGCCACCCGATTTTGGATTGACGATTGCAGGGTTGGTCGCCGCCAACTGGTCAGCGTGTAGTTTGAGCGCCGTGGGATCGTCGCCATCATGCTGAACCTTCGACAGTTGGCGGTACATGATGTGGCGTTCGAACAGAATCACCGGCTTGCCATTGTCGAGAAAGCCATTACCTTTGGACTCGACTTCATTGACGGCATAGACGCTGGCCAGCGGTACGCTGAGGCGCTCGGCAGCACTGACCAGATCGGCGTTTCTCAGCAACTGCTGACAGTCATTGCCGGCGAGTGCGGCCTGCGTTTTGTTGCCGGCGACTCCGTCGACGACCAAACCGACTTTGAGTTGATAAGCGCGCACGGCGGCTTCGGTGGCATCGCCGTAATCACCGTCGATTTCCAGCTTGGCGCCGTGTTGGTTGAGGTTCTTTTGCAGGGCACGCACCGCTTGCGAGCGATCCCCATGACGTAAAGTGGTGGTCATGCGTTGGCCCTCAGCAGGTGGGTGGGTTATTGCTGGATACCTCGGAACAAAGCCGCCGAGCCTCGGCTCTCGCGACTTCCTGCATGGTCGAATTTCCGCCGGCCTCCCAAGGAACGAAGCCCGGTTTGTCTGCCCAGCTCTCGTAGATGCGGCGGGCGTCGGCTTCGATCTGCAGCACTTCTGAGTTGTCTGGGCCGTTGGAGCGTTCTACTGCAAGTGCCTGGCTTTTAAGGCGATCGAGAAAGCTGCACATCTGTAACTGTGTGTGCTTGATTCGGTGTTTGCCGCTCTCACAAATTGTCAGAACTTCTGCTCGGAATTTCTCAAGCTGCTCGACTCGTTGTACAAGCGCTTCGTGTGTGCTTTTCATGCTGCCTCCTTGGGAAATTGGGCGGTCACAGCTGTTCTACCTTGCGGGTAAAAAACTTCCTTGCTGCGGCGCGGGTACCTTCGACGCCCAGCAGACCGATGGCGCCGCCAAAGAATGGCGCGGTGGAGACGGGTATCCCCAGCAGCGACAACCCATGGCTGACGGACACGGCGAGGGCACCGCACAGCGGCGCTTCGATCAGCATCCGGCGCCAGGTGCCGCCACCGTAGATGACGCGAAGGCCCGCGATGACCAGGGCCAACAAGCCGGCATACAGGGTGGGCCAGTTCTGTTCGAGCCAGGCGGCGAGCCAGGCCCAGGTGTCGGGACGGTCAGGCATGCGTTTCATTCCATGATCCAGAGTGGTCGGGTTCAAGGGCGTGGTGCGGGCGCTTCAGTCCCATAGCTGCACCATCTGCCGTTGCGGGGCGGCGGCTTGGGCTTCGGGCATCTGCACCAGTAGGCCTTGCGGCAAGATTGGGCCGTGGTCGGCGAGTCCGGGGTTGGCGTCGAGTACTGCTTCGGTCACGCCGGCGGTGCGGCCGTAGTGACGCCAGCACAGGGAATCCACGGTGTCGCTCTGCTGGGCACGAATGCTGACGGCCATCAGATCAGCTCCACGGTGGTGCGGCCGAGGCCGAGGAAGTCGCGCACGGCCCAGCGCTGGTCGCGGCGCAGTTCATCGATGCTCGGGGTCAGTTCTTCGGCGTTCTGGTTGCCGCTGTTGGTGCTGTCGTAGGAGCGGTAGCGCTCGCAGATCTCGGCGCCGGTCGCTGCGTAGATCGCTCGCTGGTAGAGGTGAACGAGTTCGGATTTGTCCTCGATCTGCTCGGCCGGTACGTCCGCAAGAGTGTCGTAGCCTTCGGCCTGTTTGGCGCGGCGCCAAGTGGCGAACTCGCGGTTCACGCTGATGGCAGCGGCGATGGTCGCGGTTTCCAGACGGATCGGCGTGACGCTGGAGTCGATGCGCAAAGTGCCGCGCACGTCGTCGAGGTCGATCGATGGCCAGAAGGGGTCGGTGTTGATGTGGCCGCTGGGGGCCGGAGTAGTGCTGCCGCCCGCTACGAATCCGCTCATGAATCTGCACTCTGTTGTAGGTCGCCGGTGGTCGGGGCTTCACGTTCAGGAGGAGCGGCCTGGCCGATCCGCCCCGAGCCGGCGGGGTGCGTGGGGACGCTCGGTTAGCTGCCAGCGGCAGCGAGTTTGTTGAGCAGGCGTTCGGCCCGCTCCAGATCCTTTTTGCCACCGCAGGCGTCGTGCAGGTCGATGGCTTTTTTCAGCAGGTCGATGCCGGCCTGCACCTGGCCGGGTTGGCCGGGCTTTTCGTCAGTGATGCCTTCCAAGGTTGCGCGGCCCATGGCGAGAAACAGCTTGGAGCGTGCCTGGTCCGGCATGTCTTCGGCGTCGGTCAGTTCGGCGGTGCGATGCAGGATGGCCAGGTCGAACGGCTCGCCGACTTTCTGCGCCTTGAACGCGGCGGTCGCGACTTCTTCGGCGACCAGACAGCCCAGCGTGCGGGCGAAGCGATCAGGCATGACCATCTTGTGTTGCAGCACGTACTGGGCGATGTCGAGGCCGCCGGTGAAGTCGCCGGCATCGAAACGCCAGACCATGATGGTGGTCAGCACTTCGTCCTGAGCGCCTTGGCCGGCCTCCAGCACGCCCTGCACGTAGGGGATGTATTCGGGCAGCAGCTGACGTTTGAGTTCGGCCTTGCCCAGGTTCGATTGCACCTGTTTCAGGCGCAGACGGTCTTGCAGCAACTGGTTGAGCTGGTGTTCGTAGGCCGTGGCGCCGGCCATGGTTTGAGTCGGCTCAGTCGCTGCCGCCTCGATGGCGGCAGTGACGCGCTGGAAGTGCTGTTTGGCGAGGCTGCTGGCCATGGTTCAAGCCTCAAGTTCTATGTTTTCGATCAGGCAGCCGAGGCCGTAATCCTCGACGACGTAGGCGTCGTTGCTGGATTCGTAGTTCTCGATGCGGTTTTTTTCTGGCGCTTCTTTCACGTAGCGACGACGTCCGCCGATCTGCCAGTAGATGGCGAGGTTGGCCAGTGAGGTGATCAACGCTGCACCGTCCGGCACATACGGGACTTCGACCGGCTGCTTACCGCCCATGCGCTTTTGCGACAGGATCATGTCGGTGGCCAGCTTCTCGGATGCCGGCTGTTCCTTGTTGATCAGCGGGAAGTATTTGTCGTGCACCAGGTTGCTGCCGAGGATGACCACGATGCCCGGGTCCTTGCGGTGCCATGGGTCGATGAGGTTGGCGACGGCGTCGAACACCAGGGCGTCGAGGTTGTTGTAGTCGGCGCTTGCGCCGGTACCGATGACGATCTTGCCGGCAGCCTTGCCGTCCTTGAGAACGCGGGCCGGGGCATTGGTGCGGTACTGCTGAAGCCAGCCAATGTTGACGTCCTGCAGCAGTGGGTTGGCCTGACGGTCAGTGGTGGCGGCAACGCTGACGCCGTTGAAGCCGACCATGATCCGGTCGAGGGCTTGGCGCTTGAGGATCGCGTCGCGCAGGCGTGCCTGGAAGTCCGGGAATTTCGCCCAGGCATCGAGTTGGGCGTAGCGGATCGCGGTGTCGAAGTCAGTGTGTTCGGCTTTGTAGCCTTTCCTGTCCAGCGACGATACGTCGCGAGGTTGGCGCACGCCGTTACCGGTGGTATCGGTACGGCCGGCGATGGTGCTGCTGACGCCGAGGCCGACTTTCTCGCCCTGCAATTCGTCAACGCCGATGATGCCAATCTGGCCGAGGAACTCGCTGGCTTCCTGCATGCGGGTTTCCAGCGTCTGCTGAACCGTCGGGTCAACGGCGAAGGTGGCGGCGGTGGAGGACACGCCATTGAGGCGCGCCACTTGGCTCAGGTAGGCGTTGAAGTGTTCGCGAGTGTCGTTACGCATGAATGTCGTCCTTCGTTGATCGGGGCTGTGGGTGGGCCGGCTGTCAGCAGTCGGTCATGACCTTGTTGTCGCCACCGGTGACCGGAGGGCGGGTTTTCTGGTTGTGGTCTTGGGTAGTCGAGAGCGTGCCCTTCAACTCGGTGAAGTCCTTGCTCAGTTGATCAAGCTTGGTGCTCAGGCCTGCGGAGAATTTCTTCTCGGCGGCCAGTTGGTCGGGCAGATCCTTGACGTGATCAGCCACGGCTTCGACGGCATCGCTGATCTGCGAAAACTCGCTGTCGTCCTTGGCTTGTTTGCCCTTGAGCAGGTTTTGCACCTTGCTGAACAGCTGGGCGCCGATGCTTGGCTTTTCCTCGATCTCTTCAAACGTGAGTTCGGTTTCGACCGCCTCGGTGAACATGGAGGTCGCGGAGTAGTGGCGATCCTTGAAGGGGCTGACGTCAGGTTTCTGGGCGGAGAACGCCAGGACGTCGGTGCCGAGGCTGGCCGGTGAGTCGGTGACCGCCAAACCGACGATGTAGGCCTCGCCGGTGTCGGCGAAGCTGTCGTCGATTTCGATGGACGTGTAGATCTTCTGTTTTGCCTTGTTCATGGCGATCAGGTCGGCGGTCGGCTCTACCTGGGCGAACAGTGCCAGTTTCTTTTGGCCGTTCACGTCCACTTCTTCGGTCTTCACGGCCAGCACGTCGCCGTAAGCTCTGAATGGGCTGTCGGGCAGCAGGCTGCGGAAATGCTCCAGCCAGATGCGGGCGCCGTAGGTGGCCGGATTGAAGTTTTTCGCCGCCTGTTCCAGCCAGCTGCGTTTGATGGTGCGCTTGTCCGAGGTGGCGCCTTCGACGGCGACGCGGAACCAGTTGCTGCGAAATTTCTTCATGCCGGGAATCCTCATTGCTTGGGGCGCCTGCTGTTGGCTGAGCAGTGCGTTGCGATGAGGGGCATGGTCGTGACGCGCGCGAGTTGCGGCAATGGGTCGGGACTGTAGGGGCGGGGGCTACAAGGGGCGGTGCTATTGAGTCGCGGTCGCGGGCGGCAGCATCGCGGCCATGACTACGACCGCTCTGTTGCCCATCGATCCCCGCCGCCAATCCAAGTTTCTTTACTGGATGGGTTGGCGTATCTGCGAGATTGCCGAGGCTACGGGCGAAAAGGAAAAAACGCTACACAGCTGGAAGGCCCGCGACGAGTGGGATCGGGCCGACAACGTAGAGCGCATTGGCGGGGCACTGGAAGCGCGCCTGGTGCAGTTGATCCTCAAGGACAACAAGAGCGGCGGCGACTTCAAGGAAATTGACCTGCTGCACCGGCAGCTTGAGCGACAGGCGCGGATCCAGCGCTTTCAAGGGGGCGGTACCGAAACCGACCTCAACCCGAACCTGGCCAAACGCAACGCCGAGCCGAAGAAAAAGGCCGTCAAAAACGAGATTGATGAAGACCAGATCGAGCTGCTGCGCGAGGCGTTCATCGATGGCTGTTTTGACTACCAGAAAGACTGGTATCGCGCAGGCAATCAGCGCACCCGCGTCATCCTCAAGAGCCGGCAGATCGGCGCGACTTACTACTTCGCCCGCGAGGCGTTCATTGATGCGCTGGACACGGGGCGCAACCAGATTTTCCTGTCGGCCTCGAAGAACCAGGCCTACCTGTTCCGGGGCTACATTCAGGCATTTTGCCGCGAGGTGATAGGCGTCGAACTGACCGGTGACCCCATCGTGTTGCCCAACGGCGCCGAGCTGTTTTTCCTCGGCACCAACGCCCGCACTGCTCAGGGCTACCACGGCAATTTTTACTTCGATGAATTCTTCTGGACGTTCAAGTTCGAGGAGCTGAACAAAGTCGCCTCGGGCATGGCGATGCACAAGAAGTGGCGCAAGACCTACTTTTCCACCCCGTCGAGCATGGCCCATGAAGCGTACACCTTCTGGACGGGCGAGCGCTTCAACAAGGGCAAGCCCGCCGCGCAGCATACGAAGGTGGACGTTTCCCACGGATCATTGCAGCAGGGCCGATTCTGTGAGGATCGGCTGTGGCGGCAGATCGTCACGATTCTGGACGCGGAGCGGGGCGGTTGTGACCTGTTCGACATCGAGGAGCTGCGCCGCGAGTACAGCCCCGAGGCGTTCGCCAACCTGCTGATGTGCGAGTTCGTCGACGATGGCGCGAGCATCTTTCCGCTGACCCTTTTGCAGTCGTGCATGGTGGACAGTTGGGTCGAGTGGGCCGAGGACTACAAACCCTTTGCCATGCGCCCGTTTGGCGATCGACAAGTCTGGATTGGCTACGACCCGGCCGAGACGGGCGACTGTTCCGGCATGGTCGTGGTCGCGCCGCCGCTGGTGCCAGGTGGCAAGTTCCGCATTCTCGAACGCCACCAGTTCCGGGGGATGGACTTTGCCGCGCAGGCCGCGTTCATCAAGAGCGTCTGCGACCGCTACTGGGTGACGTACATCGGAATTGACGTCACCGGTCTGGGCAGCGGCGTGGCGCAGCTTGTGCGCCAGTTCTTCCCGGCGGTGACCACCTTCAGCTACTCGCCCGAAGTCAAAACGCGCCTGGTACTCAAGGCCTACGACGTGATCCACAACGGGCGGCTCGAATTCGATGCCGGCTGGACCGACATGGCCCAGTCGCTGATGGCAATCCGCAAAACCATCACCGCTGGCGGACGCCAGTACACCTACACCGCCGGCCGCAACGACAACACCGGCCACGCCGACTTGGCCTGGGCGCTCTTTCACGCATTGCACCACGAACCGCTTGAGGGGCAGACCACTGCCAACACCGGGCGCATGGAGATTTACTGATGACCGAACAACTCGCCAGCCAGACGTTGCCCGCGACGACACCCGCCACTGGCGCGGGAACTCAGGTGTTCTCCTTCGGCGAGCCGACGCCGGTGCTGGGTGGCCGGGAGGTATTCGATTACCTGGAGTGCTGGTTCAACGGGCGGTGGTATGAGCCGCCGCTGTCGCTGGACGGGCTGGCCCGGTCGGTGGGGGCGAGTGTGCATTTGCATTCGGGGTTGATGTTCAAGCGGAACCTGTTGAGCAAGACGTTTATCCCGCACCCGCTGTTGTCGCGGGCTTCGTTTGAGCAGTTTGCTTTGGACTTCCTGTGCCTGGGCAATGGCTACCTTGAGGGCCGTCGTTCGCGATTGGGCGGGATTCGCAAGCTGGAGACCCCGCTGGCCAAGTATATGCGGGCCGGGCCGGAAGGGCAGTTTTACCAGGTGCGGGGGTGGAAGGATGAGCACGCCTTTGAACCGGACAGTATTTTTCACCTGCGGGAGGCGGATCTGCATCAGGAGATTTATGGACTGCCGGAGTGGATCAGCGCGTTGCAGTCGGCGCTTTTGAACGAGTCAGCGACGTTGTTTCGGCGCAAATACTACGAGAACGGAAGCCATGCCGGGTTCATCTTGTACATGACAGACGCGGCACAGACCGAGGCGGACATTGACGCGTTGCGCAAGGCACTGAAGGAGTCGAAGGGGCCGGGGAATTTCCGGAATTTGTTTGTCTACTCGCCGACCGGCAAGAAGGACGGGATCCAGCTGATCCCCGTCAGCGAGGTCGCGGCGAAGGATGAATTCAACTCGATCAAGAATCAGACGCGGGATGACGTGCTGGCCAGCCTGAGGATTCCACCGCAGTTGATGGGCATTGTTCCGCAGAACGCGGGTGGGTTTGGGTCGATACGGGAGGCGGCGCAGATTTATGCGGCCAACGAGCTGGATCCGATTCAGACGCGGATGGCCCAGTTAAATGAATGGGTAGGCGAGGATGTTATTCGATTCACTGAGTATGAAATAAGGGGGGCGTAAGTCACCAAACGCCCCTATTTTAAACATGTAGATTAAATCACTGTTACTTTTTCTAAGAAAAGAGTTTGGAAATCAAAAGGTTTGTAGTTGCTGATATTGGTTATGTTTGAGCTGGGAATTTTATTGTAGTCGAATTCAATAACCTTGGTTAGAATCTCGCTAGGTTCATAGCGCTCATCAAATAATAGTGCGTCTCGTATTTTTTCAGATATGTTCTTTATTGAGATTATTAAATTTTTTACGTCGCCGTCTGGTATGAATACAGTGCGTTCGAATACGGGGATGCTATTTCCAGATGTTGAGCTGTAATAGGATTTTATATAAAAGGTCTGAGCGTATTTCTGGATCAGGAAGTCAAGCTTGTCAGCTGCTTCGATCCATGTTTTTTGATCATTTAGCCCGGCGGATGCGAGGATAATATCCAAAATATATTCGTCGATTTTTAATCCAATTTTTTCACCTACTCTAAAATCTCCATGTTTTGCTCCTGGAAAAGCTAGTCGGTGGAATTTTCTCGGTAAAGATATTTTTGTCTTGCTTTCCTCATGTTCGCTGAGATAACTCTCAAATTCTTCGGTATGTTTATAAAAGTTTGAAAAATTGTTATTTTCGGATGCTAGTCTCATCTGTTCTTTGGTTTGCTCTGAACGATGATTTGCAGCAAGTAAGGCTACGATTGGGATTATTAATGCCAAAATCCCCAGTGGTATTTTAAAAATGTTTAAAGCATTGTTGAATCCGGTGTAGTCGTAGCTGGGAGTTAGGTTGCTATTGTATGTTATCAGTATGGAGAATATTGCTGCGACAGCGAAATGTGTTGCGACAACGAACCAAAGTATTTTCAGGCTTAAAAAGCTTTTGTGTGGGTCGAAAATATTGCTTTTCAAAGTAACACCTCTGCGTTCCTTGTTAGGGTAGTTGGGGGGCGCCGAGAGCATACTAGCCTTCGGCAGCAGTATCAAATTTTGGTGGAGAACCAATGCTTTTGTACTTTTTTATGTTATTTTGCCGATGTCCTAGCGTTTACGAGGAATGCAGGAATTATTGCAGAACGGAAGTTATGCAAGTTTTTCCTTGCATAGGATAGGCGCGACTCAGAATTAGGTGGGCGTTTTGCCATTAAAGTGTTTTAGAAGTCTCCTTAATTTTTAAGATGGTGCGTTATTTTTTAAAGTATGCACTATCGTGAATTGTCAGTTGGCTCTCTCGTCCCACGTTTCCAATACAAAAGCAGCTATCGTATGAGCTGCATGAATAGCTAGTTTTGCATGTCGAGGTTTTAATTTATAGGGTTTCTTTCCATCTCCATGGGCAGCGCTTGCGTGCGTTCTCAGTGCTCCAATTCCATTTACAGTTGCCATTATCCCGCTAACAATTTCTTGTAAGTCTCGCTCCTCTAACTTAGATGCGTCTAAGCCAAGATCTGTTTTTACTACTTTCCAAACAGATTGTAAGTCCTGCTTTGCGGGCATTTGAAGTTGAGGGTGTTCTGCGATATATACCTTGAAAAGTGATTCCAAAATATTACATGCGGCGGAGACTGCCTCTCTCGGACTTGTTTGAACGTTTCGAATTGCTCGCTCAAACTCTTGGTCAATAGCTTGAATGTTTCTATTTTTAATTAGTTCTGCTAGAGACTTAGTCGCCAGCCCTTCACCTTTAGAGAGTATGCCGCCAGGAGAGTAAGTTAGTCCTGCTCTCTCTAGAGAGAATTTTATTTTGGCGGCTCTTTCTTTTCTTATGTCTATAAGTTCTTGCGATTGCCAGCGAGTCAGCACAATGGCGTCAATGTCTTCCTCCATGTAGTTCTCTATTAAACGGCCTAGGATAGCCAGCCGCTTTGATCCACTTTCTTTATTTATCCGGCGTAGCCATTCTAGGGCTTTAACTGGTTTGGAACCGTCCGGGGGGTCGCCTGGAGCATCTGCATACATGAATAAACTTTCGAGCGAGGCGTGAGTCTCGGACTCTGAGATGGTATCCGCAACCGCAGAGATTACGTACGTTGGGATGCTATAGTCGTCCAATTTTGCTCCTTAGATCAGTGTCAGATCCATCATGCAGAAGCCCAATGACTCACTGCCAATTGATATCCTGATTTCAGCCTAGACCCATATTGGGTTTCGTAACAAATCCTTTTCCTACACAGACATTGCAACCTTCAGACTCACCAAATTGATCGTGGCAGGCTGGGCAAAGGCAGAAAGCTGCTGACTCAATATGTGGTCTCACCTTCTCAAAGACGCGCAGGTCACGCTCTTCATATGCTATCTGTGCTGCATCAACTAGCGCACGGTAAGTATCCGGGTCATCAATGGATTTGTAGCCGACGCTGTTGATGACCCGCTCGATTTCAATCAAACGGTATTGACGCCCATTAATTTCCAGGATCAACCCGGTAATCTTTCCTATCTTTCGTGACAGGCCCAAGGTGAGCCGCACACCGTCCGTGTCGGAGTAGACCTTACCGTCATAAGGAAAAGAGGCGCTGCGTGGTTCGTCAGTGGCGAAGTTGAAGATCGAGCGGCTGATTGTGCCCAGTAATTTGCCGTTGGTGACCTGCACGACGTTATAGATCGATGCGCCACGATAGTGGTCTGGTGAGCTCTGCAGCTCCTCTACGGCGTGCCAGTAGGCTGCGTCTGCCATCTCGTTCATATCAAACCGTTCAAGCTGATCGATCAGCCCCTCGTCAAACAACGCAGCTGCCATCTCGTGGAGTGTTTCCCGGTGCGCCTCGGGGTTTTGCATTCGAAAGTCCTTATCGTCGAGGGTCAAACGCCATCGCTGCATCCTGAGAGCTTTAGCCTGTCCGAAGTTCATGAATATCAATCGCTGTACAGATACTGTATGTGCGTACAGTAATCGGCTCGGTGAGTTGACGCGAGCGTGGGGCGACGAGCTGTCAAGAAACTGGGGGAGTTGGCGTGCTTCACGGTTCTAGTGACGTGCTATACGCACTTGGCGCGCGCCGTCGTCCCCCCACCTCGCCTGCGGGCTAAATGGGTCTTTTTTTCCGCAGCCCTGCACCTGGCCAGGCGCCCCCACAGCCGGGCGCTGTAGCAGTGACGTCGAAGGTGAAAGAGCCTGCGGATCCCTGCGAAGGGTGGGTGTCTGACAGGGCGGATCTAGTAAAGCGGAAGGCGGGTAGACGAAACCATTCGGTGCGTCTTTTTTCAGGAACGCCATCGGAAAAAAGTAATGTGGTAATTCCAATATCGGAACACCGGTGAAAGCCCCGGATTCATTGGCTTTGCCGGGTTACTTCAGAAAGTAATTTTGAGTAATGAAAAAGGTAATGTGGCTGTAAGTGGTTGATTTATAAGGGATGCAAAAAAACAAATATTACCTCCTTAAAAGGTAATTACCTTACTTCTACATTACTCAAAAATTACCTCATGCCAATCCTTTGCAGCCCAGTAAAATCAAGGCTCTCAGCCAGATTGACCGCTCGGCTTACTAAAATTACCTTTTTCCGATGCCTTTCCCGAAAAAAGAACACTACCTATCAGGCGGTACAGCAGATCGCCGCGTCACTCCCTCATGCAGATGACGAAGAGACACTTGTGCGCAGATCGTTTTGCCCGCAACGGAAACGCTTGTAGGAAGTGTCTGGGATTGGAGCGACAGGCGAGCGTAGCGACGATGCGAGAGGAGCGCTGCGTCCCGCCTGGGGAGAAAAAAGAGAGTGGGGTGGTACGAAAATGGTACGCGCGCTTCTTGATGAGGCTGGAGGCCATAGGTTTAGCGGCCTACAGGATTAGCCGTGCCAATCCATCATCGGGGCGACGGAGAAGCGGCGGGAGAGTGGGGCGGGTGTGGCGGTGATAGGGGACATTGGCGGTTCTGGAATGGGTGGGGCTGGGAGGTGGAGGAGTTTATCAGGATTGAGGGTGGTGGGCTTGCAGATGCTTTTTCATCGAAAATGCCGGGATCTGCTCTTTGCCATGCAATCTCGCCCTCGCAGCGACGCTGCGTTTTTACACCTGATGGCATTTCGCAATGAACTTGGGCTGACCGCACCGGTCAGCCTGTAATATGCGGGTGCCATCAAGTGATGGCTACCGCATTTCTTACCGTTCATTTCTGCACCACGGAAGGTTTCAACCCGCTCTCAGGGGGCTTCATGACTCATATTCCCGTTTTCCCCCAACCCGGCGGCGGGTGCCAAGGGTGCCGGCAGAAAGGCGAGGCCGATCTGGCGTTCTCCTTCGCTTTTCAGCCCATTGTCGATCTGCGTGACCAATCGATCTTCGCCCATGAGGCGCTGGTCCGGGGTGTCCAGGGTGAGGGCGCACTGTCGGTGCTCGAGCAGGTCGATGACCAGAACCGCTATCGATTCGATCAATTGTGTCGCGTGCGGGCGATTTCCACGGCGGCGCAGGTGGGGATCACCGATTTTCTCTCGATCAACTTTCTGCCAAATGCGGTGTATCGCCCGGACCTGTGCATTCGCAGCACGCTGGAGGCGGCGCGCGCGCATGCTTTCCCGCTTGAACGGTTGATTTTCGAGGCGGTCGAGGGCGAGCACGTTGAAAGCAACAAACACTTGATGAACATCTTGCGCGAGTACCGCGAGTTTGGTTTCAAGACTGCTATTGATGACTTCGGTGCGGGTTATTCCGGGCTGAATCTGCTGGCGGACTTTCAACCGGACTTGATCAAACTGGACATGGCGCTGATTCGCGATATTCACCGTGATCGCGTACGCCAGGCGATTGTGCGTGGCGTGGTGGGCATGTGTGCCGAGTTGGGCGTCGAGGTGATTGCCGAGGGCATTGAGCACCCCGAGGAGCGCGATTTTCTAGCCGATTGCGGGATTTATCTGATGCAGGGTTTCTGGTTCGCCAAACCGGCTTTCGAGTCGATGGCACAGATTCCGGTGGAGGCGTGGCGGGCGGTTTGATAGGAACCTGAACCCGTGCTGTCGAACGGCAAAGTTTCATCTTGCCGCGTGCGGCGAAGGCCTAGGATGCTTGAACAAGATCATCCCAAGGGGAGCCGTACCATGCGCACCAATGTCGTCAAAGTGCTGTTGATCGCTGCAGCTGTCTCGGTATTGAGTGCCTGTTCGGGCTCTGGTGGGTTGACCACTACCAGTTGTTTTTCTTCGGACTGTCAGTCGCCGGAGGGGCGCAGTAATGCGACGACCCTGAAGTTTGGTGGCAACAGTATTGGCAGCAGTTTGAACCAGTACAGCTCCGGGATGTTGCACGATGATTGATAGATTTCCTGGCTGAGAATCAATGTGGCGAGGGAGCTTGCTCCCGCTGGCGCGCGCAGCGGCCCCAGAAAAGAAGGCCTGCTG